TTGGTCCAGTTTATAAGGCAACCTCAACATCTGAATTAATTGAGAAAGGTCAATTAGCAGATTTTAAAATCAAATGTCTGATTCTCAAGTATCCTGAACCTATATGTAAAATGGCTCGTGATTGGGATTATAATCAAGAGATTGATTTTATAGTCGCCAATAAATCTCGTAATGATTTTATACGCAATCTAGCTTTGTCGCTAGAAGGCAACTCACTTATTTTATTTCAATTTGTTGAAAAACATGGCAAAGACCTTTACGCTAATATTAAACAACATGCAAAAAATAGGCATGTATTCTTTGTATTTGGCGGAACTGATGTTGAAGTTCGTGAATCGGTCCGTGCAATTACTGAAAAAGAAAAAGACGCCATCATTGTAGCGTCATATGGCACCTTTTCAACAGGTGTTAATATTCGTAACCTACATAATATTATATTCGCATCACCAAGCAAATCAAGAATTCGTAATTTACAATCTATTGGCCGTGGTTTAAGAATTGGTGATAACAAAGAAGCTGCAGTTTTATTTGACATCGCTGATGATTTTCGTATAGGCAAATTTGCCAATTACACCTTGAAACATTTCATAGAGCGTGTTAAGATATATGATGATGAAAAGTTTAACTATAAATATTATAACATAGACTTAAAACATGACAACACTCCCACAACATAGAGTTAAAATTATCCGATTACAAAACGGAGAAGACCTTATTTCCGATTGTATTACAAATGAAAAAGATGAATGGATTCAACTGAACGATCCTATGTCTTTGATTGTCAAACGCTCTGTCAAAGGAACGGTAATGATGATGGTACCATGGTTGCCACTTGAAGTAGTTTCTGATAATATAGCTACTATATCTTTTCACGATGTATTAACATTCGCTGAACCAAAAGAAGATTTAATTGAATATTATATTAATATGGTTGAGCAAGCTAAAATATCGGTAGCAAAGAATGACGATGTGTTGAAAGTATTAAAAGAAGAATTAATAGAATATCGTGATGAAACTTTAGAAGAAATGTTACCTGAAGATAAAGAAAAGGTTATGATGAATTTAGAAAATTCAGCTAATGATAGAAAAAAGAAATTACATTAATGCTTGATTATACACCTGACAATTTGAAATTAGTAAGTGAAGTGATATTAAATAATTTAACTCCAGATTTATTACCAAAAAAATGGATAAAAAGAAACGAATCTAATCCTATGTTTGGTCATTGTCATACAGCTTCAGCGTGCTTACAAAAGATATTTGGAACTAAAGCAATTAAACTATATCGTGCCCTAGATGATGAAGGTATCTATCATTGGTGGGCAGTTGATAAAGAAGGTCATCTAATTGATTTAACAGTTGACCAATATTATTCAACAGGTAGAAAACCTCCACATGAAAGTGGAACTAAATCAGGAATGTTAGGATTTGGGTATCGTGTTAAAGTGCTAACATTATTGGATAAGGTACTAAAGCAATTACAATCAAAGGGGACACCGCTAGACTAACAGAAGTCAAGCACTTTTTGAGGCAATTAAGGATGAAATATGAGTGAGAAAAAACCAAAACATTATGTAAATAACGCCGACTTCTTGAAGGCTCTAATAGATTATAAAGAAAAATGTGATGAGGCAAAGAAAGCAGAAAAAGAAGAACCAAAAATACCAAATTATGTTGGTGAATGTTTTCTGAAGATTGCTGAACATCTATCCCGTAAACCAAATTTTATTTCATATTCTTTCAGAGATGAAATGATAGCTGATGGCATTGAAAATTGTATGATGTATTTCCGCAATTTTGACCCAGCTAAATCTAAAAACCCATTTGCATACTTTACACAAATCATTTACTATGCTTTTCTTCGCCGTATTATGAAAGAAAAGAAACAGCTTTATGTTAAATATAAAGCCACCGAACAAATCGGCATATTAGATGAGTATGAATTATTAGAAGATTCAGATGGTGTTGCCAAACAGTTTGAATTATATGACAACATATCAGAATTCATCCACAACTTTGAAGAAAACAAAAAGAAGAAAAAAGAAAGTAAGGCTAAAGGATTGGACCAATTTATTGGCGAAGACCTATAATTACCTATGAAATACTTGACTTTAATTTTATTATGTGTTATTATCTGTGGGTGCGCTGAAGTAGGATTTAGATTTCCTAATTCTTTTTCATATGAGGATACAAATGAATACAGAAAAGTTGCTTCAACATATTAGAGCTTTAGAAGAAGAACATTTGATTTTAGATAGCCAAATTAAAGAAGGGCATAGTCAATTTATAAATGATACCGACCTTAGCAAAATGAAATTTCAAAAGCTTAACCTTAAAAGAGAAATAGAAACACTTAAACATCAATTCAATCAAACAAGAATTAAATATTAATGAAATTATGTGTATTGGGTGATACCCATTTTGGTATGCGTGGTGATTCGCTAGAATTCCACAAATATATTAAAAAGTTTTATGATGATATATTCTTTCCATATTTGAAAGAGAATAATATCACGACCGTTTTTCAGCTAGGCGATTTATTTGATAGACGAAAGTTTATTAATTTTAATTCGCTTTACCTGTGTCGCAAATACTTCTTTGATAAATTAAAACAAAACAATATCACATTTTACACCATTCTTGGTAACCATGATATTTCATTTAAAAATACCCTTGAAGTTAATTCTCCACAACTATTACTAAAAGACTATGATAACATTACTGTATATGATAATTTTTCTACCATTGATTTTGACGGTGTTTCTTTTGATATTATTCCTTGGCTCTGTCCTGAAAATGAAGAAACAATCTTTAAAGCAATTAACGAAAGTAAATCGCAATTAGCATTTGGCCATTTTGAGATTGATGGGTTTGAAATGGATCGTGGTAATGTTTGTCGTGGTGGTATTGACAAAAACAAACTTATCAAGTATGATATGGTATTAACTGGACATTTCCATCATAAATCAGATGATGGTCATATCTATTATGTTGGCACTCCAAATGAAATGACTTGGGCTGATTATAATGACCCACGAGGTTTTCACATCTTTGATACTGCCACTCGTGAAATGGAATTCATACAAAACCCATATCGTATGTTCCATAAATTAAATTATGATGATGGCGCTCAAGACTTTGAATTCTGGAAGGCATATGATTTTTCTAAATTAAAAGAAACATATGTGAAAGTAATTGTAATTAACAAACAGAACCCTTATCTATTTGATAATGTGATTGACAATTTATATAAAGCTGGTGTATCAGATATATCCATTGTTGAAGATTTTACCGATACAAGTTTTGATACTGACCAAGATATTGTAGACCAAGCTGAAGATACAATGACTATATTAAGTAAATATATTGATAACCTTACCTTGAATGTAAATAGTGATAAACTAAAAACACTCATGCGTGAACTCTATGTAGAAGCACTTAACACGGAAACAACCGAATAATGCTCGTCTTTCGTTATGTTCGTTGGAAGAACCTTCTTTCAACCGGTAATTATTTTACCGAAATTAAACTAGATAACACAAGCAATACTCTTATTGTTGGTGAAAATGGCTCTGGCAAATCTACGATGCTAGACGCATTATGCTTTGGTCTTTTTGGCAAGCCTTTCCGTTCAATCGTTAAACCTAACCTAATCAATTCAATCAACGGTAAAGATACTGTTGTTGAAGTTGAATTTAACGCTGGTAATAAATCATATAAAATTATTCGTGGCATTAAACCAAATACTTTTGAGATTTATCAAGATGGTGAACTATTAAATCAGGATGCAGCTGCTCGTGATTACCAAGAATACCTAGAGAAGTTTATTCTCAAAATGAATTACAAATCTTTTACACAGATTGTTATTCTAGGTTCAGCTTCATTTACTCCGTTTATGCAATTATCAAATACTGATAGACGAGCAATCATTGAAGACTTGCTTGATATTCAAATATTCAGCACGATGAATGGTTTGGTTAAAGAAAAGTTAAGTAACAATAAGGATATATCTATAGCCAAAAAACATGAGATTGATATTGGCCAACAAAAGTATGAATTAAAAGAAGCACACATTAAACAATTAAAACAAAATAATGATGAAAAGATTGCTGAATATGAATTAGATATTGCAAACAGTTCTAATCATATTGTTACATTAGAATCTGAAACAACTGAATGTAATGGTAAAATTAATACACTTCAAGCTGATGTGGTTGCTCGTTTAGAAACAGAACAGAAAGTTAAGAAGTTTAATCAACTTGAAACACAGATTGAAACCAATCTAAACAAATATAAAAAAGATGTCAACTTCTTTGAACATAATGATAATTGTCCTACATGCCGACAAGCTATTGATAAACAATTTAAAGAAGAAGAAATTGGTAACCTATCTAATAAAATTACTGAATGTACCGTTGGTTTATCGCAATTAGAAATTAAACTATTAGAAGAACAAAACAAACTTAATCAAATTAGTGAAAAACAAAAAGAAATACAAGAGCTACAGATTAAGATTGCAACGAACACCACATCTATTACAGAGATTAGAAAGTATATTGCTCGTATTGAAAAACACATTACTGAATTAAAAAATACAAAAGACATATCAGATACCGAACAGAAACAATTAGAAGAACTTAAAGTTAAAATTGATGAAGCTGAAAAAGAACTTAAAGAACTAATTGATGAGAAAACATATTATGAAGTGGCTTCTGGTTTATTAAAAGATACTGGCATCAAAACAAAGATTATTAAACAATACTTACCAATCATTAATAAATTAGTGAACAAGTATTTGGCATCATTAGATTTCTTTGTGAACTTTAACCTTGACGAATCGTTTAAAGAAACAATTAAATCAAGGCACCGTGATGAGTTTACCTATAATAACTTTTCAGAAGGTGAGAAACAAAGAATTGATATGGCACTTATGCTGACATGGCGTGCTATTGCTAAACTTAAAAATTCATCTAATACTAATCTATTAATACTTGATGAAATATTTGATTCAAGCCTTGATGTGAATGGTACTGATGAATTAATTAAGATACTGCATATGCTTGAAGATGTCAACCTGTTTGTAATTTCTCACAAAGGTGATATTCTACAAGATAAGTTTAACAATGTAATTAAATTTGAGAAGATTAAAAACTTTAGTAGGATTATAAAATGAGTGACGATATATTAAGTCAAGAAATATTCACCATTGATACTGGTGCTAATATTACAAAAGAAGAAAAGGTTGAACCATTGCCATTGTTTGATGAGAATCATCCAATGTTAAGCAAACCAATACCAATATATAAAAACGCATTACCTAATCAGAATATGAATACTTTAATTAAGCGATTAAAGATGACTATGAAACAATTTAATGGATTAGGCCTTTCAGCTAATCAATGTGGTGTTTTTGAAA